GGTCTGAACACCAACTTTTATGCTGCGTGCAAGCTCATCCTGAAAAAGATGGTTGAACGAAAAGTACCGGTTGGCGAAGAACCTGAAGACCTGTTAGTATTTACAGATATGGGCTGGGACAAGGCAGCCAAGACAAATGCATGGGACACGCAGGTAGCCCAGATTCGCCAGGAGTTTGCGGATGCGGGTGGATGGAAACCACCGCGCATTGTGATTTGGAACTTGCGTGCGGCATACAAAGACTTTCACGCCGCTGCGTCTGAAGAAGGTGTTGTAATGTTATCCGGTTGGTCGCCTGCATTGTTCAAAGCGATTCAGGGTGGACCTGTAGCAGTCAAAACACCCCTTGAAGGCCTACGCGCCGTGCTGGATGACGAACGGTACGATCCTGTGCGTGCTGCATTTGCAAAACTTGCGGTGCAGCAGGATGCATCGCCTTTTTAAGGTCGTGGTGAGATGACGGTCGTCCAAACGGTCTAAAGACACGCGGCGTAGAGACCAATAGGAGGCGGGGCGGCTTCCTGTGTGCATCCTTGCAGCAATCAAATTCCATAATGTATATGAAATCCAAGGGATGCAGTTTGACCCAATAAGTTCGCGTGCTGGGGTCCACGCAATTTACAAAATAAATACAATGATGTATGGCCGTACCCATAATGTTCGGTTGTATTTGTTTGTAAAAATTTTTTGAGTATTGAATTTGTGATCGTTTATGATGGTCAAACGTTTTCTGCGTGCATGAAAATGCCATTGAAAACATACAGCAGCTTATATAATATTTGAAACGGTTCGTCGTCCCAACATTTTGCATTCTAGCAGCAATCACATTTGAATTAAAGCTTTTTAATTACCAAAGGAATGCAGCAACCCGGTTCTATAGTGTAGATGGTTAGCACATGGGACTTTGAATCCCGTAACCTGAGTTCGAGTCTCAGTAGAACCAAACGCGTGGTCTGTCCCGCAAGGAGAAAGACCAGGGTTCGTTAGCTCAAGTGGTAGAGCGCCCGCTTGACACGCGGGAAGTACTGGGATCGATACCCAGACGAGCCAAACCAAAAACTTTTTAGACTCAATAGCTCATTGGTAGAGCGCCTGCCTCACACGCAGGAGGTAGTGAGATCGAAACTCACTTGAGTCATGATGGGACGACGTGGCCGAGTGGTCTAAGGCGTTGGACTTGAAATCCAATATGGTATCCATGCGCAGGTTCAAACCCTGCCGTCGTCGTTTTTTTAGATTTGTAAAGACATAAAATATATCTTTACAAATTAGAAATGTCGGTCATTATTCATAACAATGCTGGGCCCAGCACAATTCCGTTGTTTGAAAAAATGTATACACAGCGCGTTCATCGTCAAAAGGGTTCGCGTAACTTGCTTTTTGATGAACAATTTGCAAATCGCAAAAAATTATGGAATCGTTGGACAGGCGAACAAATCAATTATACCCGTAAGGCGTTACGTAATATGCAACAAAACCGACTTGGATCAAACTCTAACAGAAATAATAAGGGTAACAATAACAATAACATTAATAACAACAATGTACAGGCGGCGAATCTAAACAGCCCGGAATGGCGCATTGGTATTGGTAACAGAGGGTACGAATCTGTACCAAAATTACTTCGCCCAAATCGCACCGTTCGTCAAAAGCGTCGCAAACTTTAATGTTTACGCTGTCTGTATGAACGACGACGATGCTTTCGTGTGGTTCGCAGAGTTCGTTTTCCTCCCTGCGATCTTGGTAATTCAAACGGTTGTAGTGGATCATACACAAGTTCATTAAAGGGTGATTTTTTTATTTTAGGACCGTATGGAACAAAACCTGCTACAATATCCATTTTTCGTTTCGCTGGTTTTCGTATTCCATAATCATCCTTGTATGGAAGTGCTGTTATATCTCTGAGTCCTTTTTCCCAACGCATTAATCCTGAACGGCGAGTTTCACGATCTCCAATTCGTGCAAGAAACCACACATTTTTCAAATCTGGAAGACTCCAAAGCATATTGCCAACCCAGGGATAGGATTCCATGTAAGCATTTTGTAAATATGGACCGGCGTAATATCGCATTAGACGACCGGCTATTTGAGATGGACCTGGGTTATTTTCCCACCATGCATCATTATGAAGAAGTATGACACCTTTCCGTTCAACGATTTTTTTGAATACAGGTTGCAATGCAGTCATTTGATTCTCTTCGCGAATTCCAATCATTGATTTAAAATCACCATCCTTGCGTATTTTTGTCCAAATATCTATCTCAGGAACATCAGATGATAGACGTGGAATTTTAGCGCTAACACCCCATCGCATGACTTCGCCATCACGTCCCATCTTTTTATAGAGTTTTAATACATCATCATACTTATCAAAAAGATTTACAGCATCACGGCCATCAATCGGTTTGCTTTTTACATTCATTAAATTTGGTTTTGTTGCATCATCCAAACTTAACATAAACACGTAGGGGTGCGTATACAAACTTGTGTATCTATTTCTGGATTGTTCTTCGCGATCTATAAATGTTTCTGTTCTGGTTCCAACTTCAGTATTAATGCTTAATAATGCTAATGCATTGTTAAGTGCATCGTAATTTGTGGATTCGTAATTGTATCCGCCGGAACGTTGTTCGCCGACCCCAATTGTCAATATAAAAATTGGAATCTTTTCATTTTCAGGATTTGTTCTGTTCCATTCATTGAAATGTGCAATAATAGAATCAACGGCTGTTTTTAAAGGGTCGGCCATTTTATAGTATGATTTGATTTTTGAAAAACCAAATCATAGAATTCCATAGTCTTACTCATCGTCGCCAACCCATCCACCTGATGCCGGTTCGGGTTCACAATCCGATTCTGAATCACTTACAAATTCCGCAGTTGGTTTGAAGCGTCCATTGGCTCGGGCAAGTGCAACATTTTCCCAAAATTCTTCATATGCCGGTTGACCGACCGAGGCCCACCAACGTGTATTGCGCCAAACTGTGCGATTATACCAATCCTGCACATACCACACACTTTCCTCTTGCAAAATTGCATCGTTGTCTGGTCTCCAAGCCAGGCAATCGCGGAATCCGTCGGCCGTCGCAGGAAACAAAGGACTATATCCATAGGCATAATCCTGCGGCACTGTTTCATGTGTTGCGGCGGTCACACATACTTTACCAATCCACGGCTGCTTGGACTGCAAACAATCTTCTAATCGCACATGTGATGCCGGAGCCGCAGCAAACCGAATTTCCACATATTCTACAGCTTCCACGTCGCACACCTCGGCTTGTAATTGCATCTGGCAATAATAATCCAACGGAATTGTGCCATCTAATTCACGACTGATCGGACACTTGATTTCCACTAAACGCCCTGTACGTGGCCCTGTTGTTATAAGCCCATCAGGGCTTGCGGCCAAATGAGGAAGTGTATGATGTCTTACACGTCCCATATTGTCGTGCACTTCACCACCCGCAACACATGTCTCAAACAATTGGCGTGCCACAGGTTCATATCGCCAACCCCATTTTAACGCACCCAACTTACCATTTTCATCTGTTAGAAATACAGTTTGTGATTCAGCCGCTGGTGCAGCATCATCATCCTCCTCTTCAATATGCACGCCCACATGTTCACACTTTTTACGCAACACAACGTTATAACGAGACTCGGTTCCATAACATACGGCACCAAACTCATGCGCTGTTAACAATTCACGACCTTCTGCATGCCACGCCGCCGACTTTTGGGGTGTTTGCGGCAACGCAGACAACCGGGACACAATGTCTGGACGCGGTTGTACCCTAGAAGGTTGAGAAATTAGTTGTTGCGTGAAAACGTAATACTCATACAATATTGCTCGCAGTATAATGATTGCATCATTGCGAGCACGTGCTGTTCGGAATCCATAGGTTATAAATGTATCTATTGCATCACGCATCTCATTATCAATCCACATGGACAGATCCCATTCATCGACTAGAGTCGGTGGATAGGACTGGATCCAATCGGCAGCCCAGTCCACGCAGGCACTATACACCATCTCTACACCATATTGACAATTTTCTTCAGACATCTGAATTCCGTTTTGTTGGCCGAACTGTTTCAATTTTGAAAACCGCCGGCGCTTCAGGATCACCAGTCCGTATAACTTTTAATCCCCTTACTGCAACGATTTTACCATTTTCATATTGAATTTGCTGTTTTGTATTTAATAACTTTGCATCGTTTGCTTTCATCAACATTTTATATAATCCTTCCTTTTCATCTGCTCTGAGACCAGGATATACCTCTGCGTATGCACGGTACTTTTGCAGACGCAAACCGCGTTCAAGGCGCAGCCATGGTTTTGTGAGAGCCACGGCAGCTGATTCCGCTTCAAAAAAGTTTGTCATGTTTTTTTCAAGCACAGAGTTTGTTTCATTTTGTTCACTTGCTGTTGGTTGTGATGGGGGTAGTGGTATATCGGATGGTTGTGATGCGTCATTTGTGGCAGCACGCAATGGTGATACAGCGCGCTTTGTACGTCGTGTTGCTTTCGTGCGAAACATCTCCTTACATAATCTTAGTGCGATTGGTTTAGACCTAGCCTCCTAGCGCGTTGTAAAATATAGTCAAAAACAATATTAGGTATAAGAATGACTGATAAATGGTCGCAGTTTATGACGGATCAAAGTTATGGGCGACCTGCGCTCGTTGATCCGACTGCAATGGAGCGTGGAATGACGGGTCTTCGTATTCGTCGCGAATTGCCCAGTCGTGATGCAATCAATTCACGTGCATGGGATTCCTTTCACGCTACACCTCCAACACAAGTTTCAAGCGACCATTTACAGGCAAAAAATGCCCCGGTATATATGGATATGAATACAAAATCATCGCGATTTGATACTGTACAATATCGCGTGCAACCTGATTATATGCCTGAACCACCACGTGGTGCCACCCGCGCCGGTGATTTGGGTGTGCCGCCACCCGCCGGTCAAGCACGTGCACCACCTACCACATTTTCCACAAATCCGTATACACAACGCCTTGATGCCGGTGGATTTGATTCACGTAATATGATTCGTGAAATGCGTGGGGCCGTTGTAGAAGACAATCGCGAACGTCAAATTGATGCAGACCGCCTGTTAACCGAACGGCAGTTTTATGATCGCTGGCTGCCGGCACGCGCCGCAACCGACGCTGCCTCGTTACAGGCCTATGAACTCTTACGTCCCAAACAGGATGGTTGGAAACTTGAAAAATAAGTTTAGTTTTGTCATAACTGTTTATGAACTAACTAAATGATACTACCACATCACATTCGTGGCAATTTACCTTTTTCATTGCGCTTGTGGTAAGTTCGCAGCGTTTTTTACGCGACGACTTTGCACTGGATGCGCTACTTTCACGACTATTATTATTGGACGACGTATACTCTACAACGGGAACTGATGCGTTCGTGGATACAGTTGTATTTGAACGGCTGTAATGTTCACGCAGTGTTGTATTCATGTCCTTTTCAATGGATGCGTGATTCGCCTGTACATAATCCAAGATTTCCTTTTCAATAAACCAACGGAAAAAGTTCAATTGTCCCACGGTTGTTACAAACGGTTCCATACCACGCGCTTGAAACATGATGCGTTCACGACGGCAAAATGGATCAAAAAGACGTTTGCTGTATGCATTCAATTCACGTTTGTAATTAAAATATACCAGAAAATGCCGACCTGCCTGCATAAAGGACGTATTCGTCTTCTTTGCATAATTTGTAACAAAGTAGTCCACAAGTCGCAAACTAATGGAACAGGAACCCTGTAAGATAGGCAGGAGTTTTTCAAGATTACCCGGTGCTGTATAAAATTCCTGTAGCCACGTGATAATTTGATCTTGTTTGCATTGCACACGATTTTTAACGGTGACTGCACGACGCTCAAGAACCGGCGCCTGCTGCTGCACGTGCGCCTGGACAGTTGGTGATTCAGTTTCCATTGTC